AGTACGAAGGGTGCCATCGGCGCATGGCTGATGGGCGTCTGGTGGCCTATAAGTGCCCCGCTGGGGTGTGGACCGTGGGCTGGGGTAGCACCGGTCGCTACGTCAGAGAAGGCACCATCTGGACGCAGGAGAAGGCTGACGAGAGGCTGGAGAAGGACGCTCAGGCGGCCATCGATGCAGCCCTTAAGGCTTCTCCCATCCTTCAAGGCAAGGAGTTCAAGCTGGCGGCTATCGCTGACTTCATCTACAACCTTGGCATCGGAAACTACCAGTCCTCAACCCTTAAGAAGCGTGTGGACACTGGCGACTGGATCAGTGCTGTCTCCGAGATCAAGCGCTGGAACAAGGCTGGTGGCAAAGTGCTGGCTGGCCTGGTTGCCCGTCGAGAAGATGAAGCAAAACTGCTCCAAAAATAAGCTACACTGACCCTATCAACTCGGAGGTTATCTCATGCCGCTCAAGAAAGGCTCTAGCCAGAAAGTGATCAGCAAAAACATTGGTGAGATGGTCACTAAGTACAAGGAGACCGGCAAGATCGGGACCTCTAAGCCAAAGAGCAAAAAGGCTGCTGTAGCTCAAGCTGCTGCCATTGCCCTCTCCAAGGCCGGCAAGAGCCGCAAGGGTAAGATGTAATGGCTAAGCCAGGGCTGTACGCCAACATCAACGCCAAGCGGGAACGCATCAAAGCCGGATCTGGTGAGAAGATGCGTAAGCCTGGTACCAAAGGTGCGCCTACGGCTGCGGCCTTCAAAGCCTCTGCCAAGACGGCCAAGAAGAAAGGCAAGTGAGATGGACGAGGAAGCGTACAGCGGCCCCGAGCGTAGAACGCGCCAACCGCTGTCTGATGAGCAGATAGAACATATTGCTCAAAGGGCAGCGGAGCTGGCAGTCCAGAAGATGACGACGGACGTCTATGCCTCAGTGGGCAAAAGCGTCCTACAGAAAGTCTTCTGGATTGTCGGCGTGGTGGCTACTGCGATGGTGCTGGGGAATGCGTCCATCAAGGAATTGCTCAAGTAGAGTCCTTCCAGTATAGCCAGACCAGCCCGGCGAGCGTGCAAAGGATCAGCAGCCCGCCGGCTGTTAAGTCCGTGTCCGTCACAGATCAAAGAGAGTCTGCAACTCCCTCTTGAGTGGCAGGACATCGAGATCCGGGTGTCGGTCAGCCAGTAGCTCCAAGTAACGCAGTGCCCCGCGAGCCTGTCTCGGGGTCTGGCAGGAATTGATGACCCGCCAAGCCTTGGCGATAAGTTCGTTCATTTTTGCCTCCTTGCGCGGATTGCCTCAATGCTACCGATCACCCCTTGTGGTCGGTATTCGTATAAAGAAGCTCGTAGATTGCCCAGCGTTGTTGATCCGCAGACCAGTGCCGCAATCATCGGTTTTTGCTTCAGCAAATCGTCCAAAGCGGCGCGACACTCACGCAACAAAGCGGCCTGCTCGTCAAGCAGTACACCATCACCGGCTGATATCGCGTCATCCATCGTAGGGATGTATGTCTCTGGTATGTCAATACCAACCCTGTTTGCCAATTCCTTCAACGTAGTCATGCTTCGCCCCTTTCTCGGATTGCTTCGGCGCAACGTCTTGACGATGTACCATTTAAGTTTTCACACACCTTCGCACATGCTTCCCGTTCGTGGTTTATCAACTCGTAAGCAAAACTTTCAAGTTGCTCAAATGTCATTCCCCATTCACCGGTCCCTACGTCTGTTCCTGCCCCGACCCGTCTGGCCAATGCGTATATCAAATCCTCTTTCATTCCTGCCCCCTTGCTCGGATTGCTGCAATGCAGTCTCGCGTATCGCCAAACTGTTCAAAATCCTCAAGCACCTTTGCGCATTCCTCCCGCTCCTGCGCGGCGACAAGCTCCGCAAACCTCTGCAAGTCTGCCAAATACTCTACGCTGGAGTGATTAACTGGATGTTCCTCAATCAGACCACACTGTTCTGCCAATGGTAGGTAGTTCATTGTTTCTTCCCGATTACCATATCAATCATCTTTTTGGCCCTTTCCAACTGCTCAGTGCCATTGCCAGTGATCCAACTAGACATATAGTCCAGCGTGACCTTGCCGTTCTCAATGATGACGACGCAGACCTTGGATGATGGCTCGTAGTGCAGCCCATCGTTACCGTTCTGGCCGATGATATCCATTCGGCGTTCTTCCGGATGCCAGCACAAGCCGGCACACTCACCTTCTGGATAGTTGCAGCCTTGAATGGCGCAGATTTTAGTCGGCATTGCAGTCTATCTCCCCAGCGCGGTAGTCAGGCCAAAGGCCGTCGGCCACCATCTGGCAGTACTGCTCTTGGGCTTTCTGCTCGTCTTCCATAACCATTGAGCCAACTGCGCCCATGATGATGGACATGATGATTGCTGCGAGAAGGAGACGTTGGGTTTCGTTTTTCATTGTTCGATCCTTAGTTTTTGGGTTTGGTTGATAGCATCAGTTTTCCCAAGACAAACAATAACACGGTATCCACAGTTTGCAAGGTAATCGAGCCAATCTTTTTGATCTTTGGACACTTTCCCGCCCTTGGCCCGCTTCATTTCGACCCATAGCCCCCATTCAGGGACGAAAAGGTCAGGTACTCCGGCGCATACTCCCTCGGCCTTGAGGCGGGCGGCCGTGGCTGGCGACCTCGCCCCGCCGTTTGGTATGGCTAATATCCGCACCCCAGGGTACGTCTGCCGGAACCACTGGACGTATTCCCGCTGCTCAATGTGTTCGCTCAGAACGGGACTTCTTGCACCCAACTTTCGCACTGGTCAACCTCCTGCGTGAACTCATCTGGCGGCCGCATATAAAATGCTAAACAATTTCCAGATTCGGTATAGTTTCCGCACGTATGACAACAACGTGGAGGCGGCTGACGTATAGCCTCTTGCCAGTCTGTCACAATCTTAGGCGCCGTTGGACGCCTAGTTATTCCGCGTTTCAACGTGTTTATGCCCATCCTATTAAACAACATTTCCTCTTCAAATGTTTCAAATGGCGTCAACATTGAAACTCCTCCTTAAAACCCTGAAAAATTTACCGTCTACCTTGTACTCAATTCTGGCTGGCGGCCTTGCAGCGCTTAGCCTCGATGCCGTTTCCTCAAGGTTGTCCGATGGGGTTACGTTTGCCCAAAGCAGGTACTTGCTGACCGTATTTCTGGCCTTTCCTCCTGCAACCCCGTCATGCAACACCGTTAGGTACTCCCGGACAACAGGGTCAGACAGGCCGCCGTAATAGGAAACCACCAACATCTTTTTGCCGCTCTGCGACATATTGACGCGCCAGGCCCACGACTGCACATGCAGCGTTTTGCCCTCCAGCCCCATAATGTCATCATCATGCAGCTTGAGTTTTTTGGGCTTACGCTCGGGAAAAGGTGTACCGCAGGCCGGGCAGACCTTGGCCGACAGGGCCACCAGTTCATTGCAGGCATCGCACACTTTGACCGGAGCATCGCCAGAGCCATCACCGCCCTTGCGTGGCGGCACTACGGCCGTGATGGGGCCATGGGTGGCAACCACGCCAGCAAAGTCCAGCACAAGGCAATGGTCGGTATGGCTCTTGGGGCGCATACCGCGGCCGGCCATTTGGACGTAAAGGCTGGCCGACATAGTGGGTCGGAGCATGGCAATCAGGTCTATGTCGGGGTAGTCAAACCCCGTGGTCAGGACGTTGGCATTGGTCAGCGCACGCAGCTTGCCAGCCTTAAAGTCGGCAATGATCCGTTCCCGCTCGGCCTTTGGTGTATCGCCAGTGATACATTCGGCCGGTATGCCGTAGATGGTTTGCAGGACAAAGGCGATCATTTGGGCATGATCCACGCCGGCGCAAAAGAACAACCAGGCCTTCCGATCTTCGGCCAGACGCATGACCTCCTGCACCACGGCTAGGTTGTTTTTGTCCGTATTCACCGCTTTCTGTAGTTCTGCCTCGATGTATTCGCCACCCCGCTTATGCACGCCAGATACGTCTAGCTTGGCGCTGGTGACCTTTGATCGCAGCGGGGATAGATAGCCCTTGTGTACCAGTTCCTCAATGCTCACAGGTTCAATCAGGGCGTCGAACAGGGCCGGCTTGTCGGTGATTAGGCCATGCCCAAGGCGGTACGGTGTGGCCGTCAGCCCTACCACGCGCAGTTGCGGGTTTATGTAGGATAAAGCTGACAACAGCGTGCGATAACTGCCCTCATCCTTGTGCGAGACTAGGTGGCATTCGTCGATTATCACTAGGTCGACGTGGCCTAGCTGGTCGGTCTTGTTGCGTATCGACTGGATGCCGGCGAACGTAATATGGTCAATCTGCTTTTTGCCTATGCTTGCCGAGTAGATGCCAAGCGGCGCATCCGGCCAGTGGTGCAGCATTTTCTCGGCGTTCTGCTCGATCAACTCTTTGACGTGCGTCAGCATCAGGATTCTAGTCTCCGGCCACTGCTGTAGCGCGTCTTTGCACAGGGCGGCCACGATGTGGCTCTTGCCAGAGCCGGTCGGCGCGACAATGCAGGGATGGCCTTGGTGCTTGGATAGCCAGTCGTAAAGCTGGTCTAGGGCGCGTTGTTGATAGTCACGGAGCATTGGTTAAAATCCTCCATGCTGTTGCTGCCACTGCTGGAACTTGGCCATTGCCAGTGGCTTTAAGTCGCTCCATCCGATGGGCCATCCCATAAGGTACTCGTGCGCCTCTGGCGTCACTTTTCCAAACACTTGTAGCCATGCTTGGCATCCCGGCCATTTTTGCATTGATGCCGCGCAGTAATTCGCTTTTGTTGTCGGTGTATGCAAGTAACCAATGCCTTCCCCGAATGTGGTCAGCACCCACGTCTTCCGCGCTAAGGGAAATCGCTCTGGTTTTGTAACCCAGCGTTTCAAGGTCATCGCACGCTTTGTTGATTGCGTCTTTAGATACGTTTTCGGCAAAGACAAATGAGGGAGCGACATCTGCCACGATTCTGAACATTTCTGGCCAAAGATCATCGGCATTATTTTTGCCTGCTGCTGCATTGCTAAATGCTTGGCAAGGAAAGCCTCCAGTGATGACATCAACTCTGCCGCGCCACGGTCTGCCGTCAAAAGTACGAACATCATCCCATATTGGGAAAGGTTTGATTGCACGTTCATTTTGTCGCTGGACAAGAACGCATCTGCAATACCAGTCCAATTCGACAGCGCAGATTGTTTTAAATCCAAGTAATTCAGACGCAAGGAGTCCTCCACCAGCGCCCGCGAAAAGAGCCAACTCATTCACTATGCCCCCTTAGCCCATGTGTGATTGCTGATAATTCTGCAAATTGCCGACTGGCTTACCTTGAACTTGGCCGCCAGCTGCTTTTGCGTCATCTGGCGCGAGAAGTACAGACGCCTCACCTCGTCGGCATCCTCGCGCTTGAAGTGCCTGTAGT